TTTTTGATAAATCTCTTTGTGCTCCATAATTCGCACGATTTGCTAAATTTTGTTTTAATTCATATGACATTTTTATTCTCCTCCTAATTTAATACATTTATTTTCAATTTTCTTATAAGCATCTAAATAAAGTTCTTTCTTATCTCCGTTGTACGTACATTCGTAGTACATTCCATCTGGAAGAGATGTTGATGCTAAAGCTTTACTATTTTGCAATGCTTTGCAACTCCAAACAGCATAGACATCAAAATCAACTTTGCCATCCGTTTTATCAAGATGTTCTTCTGTGTATTCTCTAACTGTTTTTTTACATAAATCTAAAAATTCATCTGAACCCATTTATTTTATCCTCCTTGTAATATAAAAGAGAGCTATTCGCTCTCTTCATTCTTATTAAAATGTAACTGATCTATTTCTTCTTTCATGTGAGTTACCATTCCATTACCACCTAAATCGTGATAAGCGCCATACATTTCATTGAAATTTTCATATGCATAGCTTGGAATACTTCCCCTTTTGGTGTATTTTGAATGATATTCAATTAATTGCACTCTTAAAAGAAGCATAGTACCACGTGAATTTGCATCACGTGATTTCTTTTGGTTTTGTAACAACCATACGATATAGCCTAATACAATAGGTAAGGCAATAGTATATGTTTGCATCAAAATTTCTTGCATATACATACCTCTAATTTTCTTTATTTTCAATCAAGCGTGTAAAAGCTTGATGAAGTCCAGTTGATGCCAAACCACAAATAGTGCCACCTACAATGCTTTCTACAGTAACATCTTTCATAACGATACAATTTAAAACTGCACCTAAAACAAATACGATTGTTGGAATGTATTTGTTGTCTACATCCTTAATCCATTTTTTTACAACATACCCTGTTGCTAAACAACCTGCCATTACAACAGGTACAAAATAACTTGTGATAAAACTTAGATCCATATTTATTTTCCTCACTTTCTAATCTTCCAACATATATTCAATAGACATAATCTCTCTTGGAGATAAATCAGCTTTTTCAACATCATCAAGAGATAGTTTTTTAATATCTACTTTAACTTCTTCATTTTGAAGTTTTTTAATTTCTTTTTCTAAAGCTTCTAATTTATCAGATGGAACATCGTATTGGTTAGTGTCTTTATCAATGATTGGTTTACCGTTTTCATCTTTATTAGCAAATTCTTCTAATAATTTTGTACGAACATCATCAAATACTTTAACTTCGCCTTCAATAGCTTTGATGTTTTTACCAATACGAAAAGCCACAACACTAGACATTCCATGAGCATTATTTAATTTGTTAAGAGCTTCCATGCTGTCTAAAATATCTTTAATTACCATTTGAGACATCTCCTAACATTTTTTCTTGTTGCTCAAATGCACTATCTTCAAACTCAGCTTCAATTCTTCGAATCTCAACTTTATTTGCTTTGTAAAGTTCCATATTTTGAATATAATCTGTACTGAATGAAATATTATTCGTATTAGAATCAATAGTAGCTGATAATGTTTTAATTAAGTTATCATCTACATAAATTTCTTTTCTCATTGTGAGATTTTTAGTTTCTTTAACTGTTAAAGCCATTCTAGTTTCCTCCTATAATCTTTTCTAATTTTTCTATTTTGATTTGTTGTTCTTGAACCAAAGCTACTAATGGAGCAAGTAATTCTTCATACTTCATACCCCATCTTAAATATTTGTCATCTATTTTTTCGCCATAATAAGGTTCCTCAATATCTGAATCTTCTCGAATCTTCCATGCTTCTACTAATGACAAATCTCCAAGTTCAAGATTGTTAATTAATTTATAAACAGGTTGAGCTCCAAATCCCATATGAATTCTTTTACCGCTCGCACCTTTAGCATTTAATCGATAAGCAATTGGTTTAAGCCCCATGATAAAGTCTCTCGCTTTGAAATCGTAATCATCAATAACATCTTTTTGTTTTAAATCTGAAGTACTTACGGAACCGCTTGTCGAATATACTGTCGCCCATCTACAATTTGATGTTCCTAGATTAGCAGACCCATCGGAACCGGGTCTAAACGAGTTCATACCATTTGAATGCAGTATGAAATGATATTCACTACCCCATCCGCCTCTGTACTTACTGTACACATTCAACCTTAATCGTGCATTACCGTTATCATAGCTATCCCAAAATTGACCTAAACTATTATCAGTATAGTTTGTCTGAAGAAGTTTCGGTAAAACATGTCCATCGATACGAACATGCCCGCCCTTCAGTCTGATTTCTCCTCCAGCTTCGTTAATTACATAAAAATTCGTTGTCTTATTATGACCAATCCATCCTTGTCGAGTTCCATTTTGCTTATTATACCAGCCAACCCAGTCACCACCTGAAAAATATTGCATACCAAGCCATCCGCTATCTGACACGAACAACGTATCGGAGCTAATTGATCCACCAGAAATAGTAGTGATTCCATAATTATTGCTAGATGCTATAATGTTATGACCTCTTATACTTGTATATCCGCCACCCTTAATATCATGTTTAATCGTTAAGAATCCACCTCTAATAATACTCGTACCAATACACCCAGATAAGTCATTGCCGTCCCCGGCGCTTTGTGAGTGTATAGTATAATCAGATTTGACTTTAAAATATCCCGTATTATATATCTCTGTTGTATTCAACACATAACACCTGTTCGCATCGGTGCTAGATACAGGGTCTCCTGTTTGATGATGTACGATAGATTCTTTACTTGTGTAAAGACGACCAGATTCAATATTAATACCAGCAATTGTTCCGCTAGTAGCTGTGATTTTACCAGTTAATTCAGCTGAAGTCGCTTTTAGATTACCAAGCGAGTCTACAATGAACTTGTTATTAATATTGATAGATCCAGCTGTAATTGAACCAAGATTGGCAGATAACGAGCTTAAAGTATTTACGCTTATTTTTTCAGCAGTAATTGAGCTGGTATAAATTTTAGCACCGTTAATAAGAGTTTTGTCATTTGCTGAACACCATGAAGAAAGTAAGGTGTTTACTGAATCTGCCTTAGATATTGCATTTGAGGCATTAGTTGAAGCATTAGTGATTTTCGATTGTATATCGCTATTTAATCCGCTAAAGGTAACTAGTCCATTAAGGTTAATGTGATTAGCGACTAATGTTGCAGTACGATCCGTTAAAGTGAAATCAGTAGCGGATGTACCAGATTTAACCAACCAGTTAAACTTATCCGCAGCTTGAGTTGCTTTGGTAATAGCTTCATTAGATACAGAGTCAATTGTATCAACTCTATGTACAATGCTGTCGATTTTGTCGGATTCGATTTTGATTGCAGCATCAGTTTCAATCTTAGAGTAATAATTATTTTTTAACTGATCACCAACTTCATCAACTTTTTGAGCAGTCAACGAAATACTTTTCGCATTTTGATTAATGTTTGTTTCAGCAGTTTCAATTCGTTTTGTCAAGGCCGCAACCGTTTCCTGAGCCTTTTGTGCGGTTGACTTTGCAATCTCAGCTGCGGTAGATGCACATTCAGCTTTTGTCTTTGCATCATCAGCAACCTGTTGAGCATCGTCCGCGGTGCTTTGAGCATTATCGGCAGCTGTTTGGGCATTCTTAGCTGCAGTTTGTGCATCATTAGCATCTTGAAGAGCTTTTGATACATTCTTTTCGGCTTCAGTTACTGCATTTTGGGCAGCTTGAACTTGTTCTTTTGTCGCGTTGACATCAGCAGTAACATTTTTTAAATTTTCTTTAGCAGCAGACAAATCTGACTCTGCAGACTGTAATCTGTTGTTCGCACTTTCAGCTGTAGCTTTTGCTTCGTTTGCTTTTTGTTGGGCATCAGTAGCATTAGCGCTTGCTGAATCGGCTGAAGTTTGAGCATTCTTAGCTGCAGTTTTAGCATCATTTGCTTTTTGTTGAGCTTCGTTAGCAGCCGTTTGAGCATTATCAGCAGCTTTGCGAGCAGCAGTAATCTTTTCTTGAGCATCTGTCGTATCATTTTCAAGTTTAGCTATTTTATTAACTTGACTTATTAAACCTTCAGCATTTTGAGTAATTTGACTTTGAAGTCTTCCTTCAATCTCAGTCACATCACTTTTACCGGCATATGTCTTTTCAATGTTTGTAGACAACTCGGTTGCACTTTTAGTAATTTCAGCTTTAAGACTTGCTTCAGTTTCACTTAGATCAGTCTTTTTAGCATAGCTCATTTCAAGAGTTTCTTTCGTCTCTTGTAAGTCGCCACTAAGGCCATCCAAAGTTTCTTTTGTCTTTTCAGCTTGAGACGCCATTTCATCAAGTGTTTTAGTTGTCGATGTAATGTCTTTTTGTAAATTATTGATATTTTCTTTAGCTTTTTTAATATCTTCCTGTGCCGAGTCAACTCTATTTAACGCATCAGAAGCACTGGCTTTAGCTTCGTTAGCGGCAGTCTTTGCTTCATTAGCGGCAGTCTTTGCTTCATTTGATTGATTAATAGCTGTATTCGAATTAGTTATAGCTTCAGCAGCACTTGTCTTCGCATCATCCGCTTTCTTACTTGCATTGGTTGCAGTAGTGCTTGCTTCATTAGCCTTTGTTAGAGCCGACTTAGCTAACTGTTGAGTCTTGTAAGTTTGTTCTCTTTGCTTAACTACATAATCTTTAAACTGTTCAGCCATCATTTTGACTTTTTCGCTGATTCCACCTGATTTGATCAAGAAATCTCCTAATGTTGCTGTTGCAGTTTTATCACAAGATGAGGTTTCTAATTTCAAGACCCTTGCGCTTAGATAAAGTTCACCATTTTCATCAATAATGTTGATGGTATCTCCAATTCGAACATTATCAGGAAGTATAGCAATATCTACTTCATAGTTGTAAATGATATCGTAATACTTCTTTAAATAAGAAATTGATCTGTTACATAATTCAGATTGACTTGTCGTGTCATAAGAATAGTATTTGACAATATGACCGCCATAATTTCCATAAGTTTCCCATTGGTATCGACTCCATTTAGCTAATGCTGATCTTGAAGCTACCCATCCCAATTCGTTAACATAGATATCACCATCGTCATATTTATATCCAGCTAATGTTATCGGATGTTCAGAACCTTCAGGAGTTCCACCGCTTGGAATCAAACAAGTAATCAAATCTGAAATGGAACTTTTAACGATGATGTTATCAATGTCCGTATTCAAACGTAATTGAGCAACATTTTCATTTCCACGCTTCTTATAGATGTTGATATACTTATGAGTAATAGCCATATTTTTGACAGTAAAACTGAATCCAATTTCAGCATCGAATGAATTTGCAACACTTAAGATTCTTGCTGTACAAGTGTCTTGTCCGGTCCATGAAAGCGTACGATTCAAGTCACTTACTTCATTTAATCCAATTTCAAATCCACTGTCGTATGAGAATTTTTCAATATAAAAGGCGATTGGATGAGGCCCATCTGCTGTATAAGCATCAACTACCTCATTTAATAAGTCCAAACCGCCATCTTCTGCATAAATATTAATACTGTGCTCTTTTCTGTCGTTTTCAGCTTCGATGATTGTGTAGAATCCATTTTCCCCATTATCATCGTAGACAAGCACGTAGTTTCCTGATTCACAATATTGAGCTGTTTTAACTGCATCTTCTTCATCATACAAAATATCGACTGAAAAAGTAGCAACACCAGACTCAACATCTTCTGCTTTTAAATCATTTTGAAATTTTAAGCCCTTTGGTAGATTATTTGAACATGTAGCAACGATGTTCATATGTCTATCAGCTAAATAAATAATCATAAGAACACCTCTCTATATTTTAATGTAACCGTAGGTTTAGTAGCCCATGTTGAATGTATAAATTTGATTTGGTTATATCCAGGTTTCAAATAAAAATTATCCCAGTTGTTTGCTAAAGCACCCAATGATGGATCTCTAACACCATTCAAATAAACATTTGCAGTCTCGCATTCAATGGTTAATTTGTTTCCATTTCTAAATTTATTTGGGACATCGCGCCATTTAGTTACATACATCTTTTGAAAATCGATAGCACGAATACAATTATGCGATATCCATTGTTCACTCATGTTTCTTTCGCCCCATTGAGCCATACCAACTTGTATCTTTGTACAAACCATATTTTCTACTTCTGGTACTGTATATTGATAATATGTTCCTTGATAATAGAACTTAATAGTTCCGCCTTCTTTTACAACACAATTATGACCTCTTGCATTATCAAACATATTTAACTGTTGATCTTCGTATGGATAAAATAACATATTTTTAACAACATTATCACCATTGATAAAGAATGATACGTAGGCACCTTCCCCTGCAGCATCTGTTTTATTGATAGATACTCCGCAAATTACTTTGTTATCATCCGTTAAAAATGATATTTCTTGAATGCCTGTTTGACCTGATATACCGATAGAGAACCATTGATTCATATAGCAGTAGAAATTCTTTGCTCCTCTTTCGCCATTTGAATCTGCTGGAATTGTTAATAATCTGCAAGCTCCTGTCCAAAAATGTCCTGATTGTGCTACCGATGTCATGTACAAACAAGGGTTATAATTACTTCCATTGTAAGTTTGATATATCATTCCGCCACCGGTTCTAATATAAGGTCTATAATAATCGGGAGAGTCGTTTGGTAAATTAGCAAAATCTGACAAATGACATAAGTATTCATTTTGTGTGTAATTTTCTTCATCGACTTCATCAGGATTTCCAAACTGTAGAATTTTCTTTTGATCGTTTACTAAAGCAAGAAAACCATTGTCACCATGCATTACAGCTTCGATTTTTGGATAAGCTTTTCTAGTTCCTTTGTAATCTATTTCAAAAGTATAACCGTTATCTAATGTAGCTGTTACTGTTTTTTCTTTAACGCTATATTTAAATGGATCCGCACAATATATTTCAATCTCACCTATTACGGAGTTTGAACCACCTTCAATTTCATGATTTCCTTGTGTGGTCCCAATAAAAAATTTATCTGGCTCATCATTAAAAATAATTTGTGCTTGCTCAACGGCAAAAATGCTGTTCATTTTATTAAATGCTTTTCTAAACTCACTATTACTTTTAGTAATCAATTGATATTTAACAGTAATAATTCTCGAATCATACCTTCTTGATTTATAATGTGTACCATCTTTACTATTAATTTCAATGTCATTAATTGAAGAAGATGCAAGTTCTCTGCCTTGAACTGAGAGAGTTCGATAACCATCAATCTCATTTTCTAAATAAACGCCATTAAAAGACATTGCTTCAGCAGGCAAATAATTACCTGCTGATATGTTCGAAGTTGTGTCTATAAAATCATATAACATTTAGATATCACCTCTCAATCTTCTTGAATGTTTGTCCATCCTATCAAGTTCTTCTTTAGTGTATTTTGCCATTGCTTTACCAGCTGTTTTACCATCAATTTCAGTTGTAATATTGAAGTTATATTCTGTGTTATCATCGTTACCACCTTCATCATCAATATAGCGATCATTGTATTCTATATAATGATTCAAAGTACCACTAAGTCCATCAGCGAGCGAAAGGTTCATACCTAATGTATTGACATCAAAAACGTAAGATTGTACAGTATCAAACATTTTTTGAGCCTGACTGCCAATTAAAGAAGTATTACCACCAATACCTTTAGCAACACCAGTATCAAGCATTCTACCTACCCATTTACCCCATCGAGAAGGTGAATGAATACCAAAGAACCCTAATACTTTATCTTTGAACGAACCTAAAGCTTTTTTCGCTGCATCCCACAACTGACCAGCAGCATTAGAAATCCCTTTTGCGATTCCTTTGATGATATTAATACCGATTTCTAACCAGTTTGTATCCTTGAAAGTTGAAATAATTTTCTTAGCAATTTTAGCCACACCCGAAATAACATGAGGTATTGCTGAAATCAATCCTGAAACCAACTTCAAGATAATTTGAACACCTGCAGTCATGATTTGAGGGAGATTTGTAATAATTGCGCTTAAAATCGCTCCTATCAATTCAACTGTAGCATCGATTATTTGTGGTAAATTATTGATTAAACCATCAACTAATGTATTGATGATTTCTACTGCACCATTAAGGATTGTAGGAAGATTTTCACTGATTGTATTAATCAGTGTAGTTATAATTTGAATAGCTCCTACAACTAATTGAGGTAGCATTTGAACAATACCGGTAGCAATATTTTGTAGAATTTGAACGCCCATTTGTATCATTGTAGGTAGTTGTGTTTGAATCGCTGTTGTAATATTGGTAATCATAGTTTGAATTCCTACCAATATTAAAGGCATGTTATCTAAAATACCTTGTGTAATTGAAGTAAGCACCTGTAGTCCCATTCCTAATAATTGTGGAACTGCATTTAATATTGCACCGCCTAAAGTACCGATAATTAATAATGCACTTCTAACTAGTAATCCAGCATTATCAGAAAAACTTTTTACAAGTCCATTAATGATACTAATTCCCGCATTAATAACTAGCGGTAGCATACTTGATATTCCTAATGCTAATTTAACTACTAATTGTGTCCCTTGGTTTGCGAGTGCGGGTAATTGGCTGGTAATGCTCTTTACAAATTTTTTTATAATTTCAGGTCCTTTAGTGGTTACCGTCGATATCATTTGATCAATTTGACTTCCAAATTGATTATTTACAATTCCTAAACCAGCAACAACTAAACCTAAAATAGCTGCAGGTCCTACTGATTTCAGAGCAAATGCAAATACTTTATTCAATCCGCTCGACATCAACGACAATGATTTCATTCTAACATCTGTCGATTTTTTTAATCCTTTTCCTATTCCTGAGCCCATTTTCATGAATTTGTCAGGAATTTTTTTAGATACTTTTGAAAATGAATTTCCAATAAACTGACTTGTTGAAGAACTGATGCTTCTAATTGAGTCTAGAGTACTAGAAACTTTGTTTTTCACTGATGAAGGAACTAAATTGGCAAACTTATTAGATAACCATTTTAATTGAATTCCGACTTCATTCGATTTTGAAGTTGTTACATATCCAATGTCCTGATATGCTTTTTTCATAGCTACTGACATGTCCATTCCTTGCTTTTTATAAGTTTGGGCAATTTTTGCAGCTTTCGACCTCAATTCATTAACAGTAGTGTTATTTTCTTCTGCTATTTGTTTGAGAGATTTTCCTATCGAACCACCTGCGTTATTAAAACCTTTGACAATTCCATCAATACCTGACTTTGCTTTATTTGGTAGAGAACTCATGACACTGCCTAAAACTTTAGTTTTTCCTGTTAATCCATTAAACCCTGTTCCTAAAGCTTTTATATAATCAACACTTCCACCAACAACAAAAAGAGCACTTCCTAATGCTCCTATTTGCGGAATAAGTGCTCCAACATCTTTTAAATTCTTAATACCATTGGCAATAGCGTTCATCGTTGCTTCTGCACCTTTACCAAATTGAGAAATCATTTCTCTCATTTGAGGTAGCTTATTTTTTGATAGCATGTCATCAATTGCTTGCATGATACTTAAAACACCACGCGTTGTTGCGGCTTTCATGTTATCAATTGTACCTGTCCAGGATGCACCAGCTTTCAATGCTGCACCAGCTATTTTATCAACTCCATTAGTTCCTTCGGCCATTGCTTTTTCTACAACATCCAGGAACTGTTCAGTAGTAATCGTTTTAGCTGATAAATCATCAGCTACATCTGCCGCATTTCTTCCTACAGCCTTCGCATAAATACCAGTAGCATTGATACCAACGTCAAATAGACGGTTCAATTGTTCCATTTCAACTGTACCTTTGGTTCTCATTTTTGCTAGAGCATCAGTAACTGTTTCTAACTGTTCATTTGTTCCTTTACCATAGAAGCTAACAGCATCCGCCCAAATTCCAACAGACTTAGTTGCTTTTGATAAATCCATTCCACGAGTAACAAAGTTTTGTGTTGCTTTTGCCGCAACATCAAGACCATAGGCGGTACCTTTTGTAATTCCTTTTAATTCTTCTAAAGCTTTGGTTGCATTTTCAGCACTACCAGTAATTTGAGTAATAGTTCTGTTGAATGCTTCCATTGTGTCTTGCCGACCCATAGCAGAGGAAATAGAGCTTTTAACTAAGTTAGCACTTGCGCTTAAAGCTTTAAAAACCCCTATACCACTAGCAATTTTCATAATGGAACTTGTGGCACTTTCACTTGCAGTTTTAATTCCTGCAAGACTGCTATTAGCTGTTTTCATAGTGCTTGTAAAGTTTTGATCAACAGCACTCAGTATTGCTTTTACACTATATGTTTCCAATAATTATCACTTCCTTCCTTGAATTTCTACAGCTTGTCTAATTCGTTCAATGAGAGAAGTTTCATTATTTTGATTTTCTATATTGCTTTCGATTTTCTTTCGATTAAAGAACTGTTTGAAAGTTCTATATACATATCTACCACTTTTCTTTTGTGCTTTTGCTTGTCTGATAACCCATGCCAAAAGAAATAACTGCTCTGATTCATCAATCTTTTTCTTTTGAGCGCCTTTCATCAAACATCTATAATCTTTGATCGTTAATTTATTGATTTTATCAATATCATTGATGTTTAAATAGCGAAAACAATTTTCGATTATTTCTTCATATGTTACTGCATTGCTTGATCCTGTGTTTCTTGCATTTTTTCTTCGTACTCTTTCATCAGCGTCTTTGCTTTCTTCTTTGTAGCATTCGACTTTTTTAACTCTTTTAACACATCGTCAAAAAGACCATCAATATCTGTATTTTCATTATCGATATAATTATCAAGCTGTTCTTGAGTGACTCTTGGGTTTTCAGTTCTATTTGCTACAAATAAACAATCAGATAAAGTAACAGTATTTCCTGTTAATAAGTTTGGAATCAATGTTTCCAATCCAATTCCAAATTGAACACCATTTTGTTCAATTGAAGATTTTCCATCTAAATATCTTACAAATCCAATTCCAAATCTAAAATTATATGTTTTGTTTTCAATAGTTAATTCCATAATTTTCTCCTCTCAATCCAAATAAAAAGAACGGATATAAATACCCGTCCTATTCTCCGCTTTCTTTTATTACATCTTTATAGACGTAAGATGCAATTTCTTTTTGCTCATCAGTCAATGTTGCGTATCCATCTGCACCTTGACCGTTAGCTCCATAAGTGATACTTACTTCAACATTATCTTCAGCATTAGAAGAAATTCCTAATTCAGTAATATATCCTCGATAGTATTTTGATTTATATTTACCACTATTTGTGCTAGAACCAGGTTCAGCTAAATTTACTTCCCAGCATTCTACAAGTTTGTCATTTAGCATTGCTGATTCTAATTTATCAATCATCTTATCCCCTTTAGGCAATAATGATGTACTTGTGATTTCAATTTCAGCAGCACCAGGTGTACGAACATTTCCATCTTTCGTTTGTGTAGAATCAGCATCTTTAGATGTAGTTCTTTCGTTTTCAGTTACAAAAGCTAAAGCACCTGCATTTTCTGTTTTTGAATCTTCTGCCACTCTAAATAAGTAGACAAGTTTTTTTCCTGAAATCGTTTCAGGACTTTCATCAGCAAATAATTGCAAATCAAATTTATTGATCACTTCTTTTTCCTCCTTTACTAGAAGATTTGAATTCTAACTCTAACACAACATGCATAAGTGGTGTCTTAGTTGTCGTATCTTCCAAAATTCTTTGTTCAATATTTCTAATTTCCCACTTGTAATTGCTCGTGTATTCCAATCTTCTTACAATGTTTTTTATTTTTAATGCCATATTAGAAACAGTGCCTCTTTTTTTAGGTGAGTCATTCCATATGTGAATGGTTTGATACACGTTATTGAAGATGGCTGTTTTATTGCTATAGTCATCAGTTTGTTGACTGTCAGCAAGATAAATAAAAGGATATGGTGTTTCTTCAGGTGGCATAAAGCCATCAAAAACCATATCTGGATATTCTTTTTTTAGCGTTACTAACAAGTAACTGAATAATTCTTGTTGAGGATCCATATCGCACCTCATTTCATTAATTTCTTTAAGTCTCTTTTGAAGATTTCTTTTTGAATGTTGAAAGATGGCCGTACAAAAGGTTGGGCCGCCATATATCGTGTTCCATATTCCGGGTAAGATGCATAGCTGGTTGTTGGTTCAACCGTTGCTGTTAAATTCAAATCAGTAAATGTACATCGAATACTTCTCTTTGTTGTGCCTGTCGAGTATCCTTTAACAAAAACTGCATTTCTTGTCATTCGCGATTGCAAATCCGCACCATTTTTCTTAACAACAGTTCTAGCATCATCAAGAGTTGCATTTTTCTTTAGTTTGGCTTCTAATTCTTTAATGCCTGTAATATTTATACCTCTACCCATTTTGCACCTCATGAACGATAAACGACTGTTTATTTCTAAGCTTTCTAGAATAATCCGTTTGATAAATTTTATCATTGATTCTAATTAAATCATATGATTCATCGTAATGATTTTGTATATGGATGGTCTTACTTCCTTGCTTGATAGAGCCATAAACAACTCGCATTGTTTCAGTTCTTGTATCTATGACAGAAGCCATTGCATGAGTTTCTTTTGTTGTATCCTCTCCATAATCTCCGGTAGTAGGATCATACTCACCTTGTGTAACTTTTTGAAAATAAATAGGAGTGTCATATCTCATAAGAATTTGACAACTCCTTTTACTTCGTTCTTTTTATTTTTCCAAACTTCTATATCATTTAGATACCCCTTGAAATCATTGTCACTGAATGACATGGTTTCTCCTTCAACGGAATGACTTGTGACTCCTTCAGAACCAATCTTGTTATATCTAACAATTGAAACTTCAGTAACAATATATTCTAATTCAGTTGGTACTTCTTCAACATCCAATAGTGTTTTTAAACGATTAGTAGTAAGACGAATAATCACATCTAATGTCCTGTTAGGTTTTTCTTCAGGAAATCCTAATAACGCAGTTACATCATCAATGATTGCCATAACTATTCACTTTTAGTTTTTTTAGTTGTTTTCTTAGGCGTTTGCTTTTCATCTTCTACTTTATCATTTTCTTCAATGTTTTTTTCTTCATCCTCAATATAAGTGATGAGTGGTGTTTCTAGTTTATTTTTTGAAGTTGCCAATTCAATGATACGTTCCCTAGATGGTTCAAAGCCATCTCTAGGGTACACATCACCAGTATCATAAATATGATCATCATCTGTTAAATCAGAAAATCTTTTAATTGCAACATACATTAAGCAGCATCTCCCGGAGTGATTGTTCCTTTGAATACGCCATCAACATATTCAACGAAGAATTTAACACCACACATTAATAATGTTTCAATTGTTGCATTGTCTGTTTTAGAAGTATGAACCATACCAACTAATCCAGTTTCATCACTTGTTAACCCGAAAGTATCAGCGACATCGCCATTGTTTGTTGGAATATAAGCACCCGCAATATTTTCTTTAGCAGTGCCATATACAGTTCCTTTTTCTAATTCAGGCGAAACAATGACATCACCTAAACCTAAGAAATTCTTTAAGTATGTGAATCCATATGCAGTTTGTAAAGTAATTTCTTTTGAACCTAAATATTCAGCAATATCATCTGTAGATACAAAATAAATAGGAGTAACTGTTTCATCTTTATAATGTTTAACTAATTCTCCCCACACTGCAGATAAGGCAGATTGTAAAGTTTTGCCTGTTGCAGTACCAGTACCTTCTTTCAATGTTGAATAGAAAGTCTTTTTGATTTGACCTTGAATTACACCAACCATTTTTTCATCAGTTTGATTGATAGCAATATTACGTCCTGAACGTTGAATTGCCTCTGCAGTAGTTGATTTACGATATTTTTCTAATACTAGGTCAATGTCTTTGACTTTCTTTCTAGTTACTTTAGTTAAACCGATTGTTTCACCTTCTCCAACTTGAGGAGCAACTGTGCCAACCTCCATTTTATAGATTTTGATTGTTGTTCCTGAAGACATTGGTGTTAATTCAGTAACCCCTAATAAATCTTGTAATTCATTAATATTTGAACTGATTCTAGAAGTATAATCGATAGAAATACCTGGTTCTAAGTCGGTTGTAACTGTTGTATTTGTTGGTGCAGCAAATAATTGTAAATTGAATTGTTTTCTCATATAGTTTTCTCCTTTTTTATCTAAATAATTCAGGATGTTCAGCCATTGCTTTTTGACGTTCAGTTCTATTTTTAATTTTTAGAATATCTTCTTTTGTCAACTCTTTTGAACCATCCTTTAATCGAGGTGTTTTCCCTCTTAATGCTTCAGCTACTGCTTTTTGAACAGCATCATTGAAGTTTTTAACAAAGTTTTCTACATTTGCCTTTGTTGTCTCAGCATCTTCAGCTACTAGATTTACTAATAATTCATCATTAACAACGATTTTCGAATCGTTTAAGATTCCTCTGGCAACCTTTGTCATTGCTCCAATAGCTTTTTCTTTCTCATAACCGGCGATTTTCTTTTGGAGTTCTTCCATTTCATGTTTTCTTTTTTCTTCTTCGGTCATGTTTTTTAATCGTTCAGCTTCTGCAGCTTTTGCGCTTTTTTCTTTTTGTCTTTTTTCCCATTCAGCAAATTTTCGATTGATGATGTTGTTTACATCTTCGTCAGTGTATTTTTTGTCATCATTTCCACCATCTCCTGATTTGTCTTCAGGATCATCGTTGCCTGGTTCACCATCTCCGCCTTCTTCAGCGAATAACTGTAAATTTAAGTTTCTTTTATGGGATAATAATTTTTCTAATTCTTTTTTCATTTTTATTTCTCCTATCCGTATCTTTTAGAGAGTTACACGCCTGCTCTTTTCCGTAGCTTAAAGTTTCCACGCCTGACTCATCCATATCTTTTAATGTCGTAAATGCTTGGACAAAATAAAAAGCACTCATTGTAGTGCTATTCTTTGATTTCTAATTGTACATAATCAGGGTAAGTATGACTTACCTCTCTACATCCAATTACAAAGCCATTAACTAATGTAATTGCTTTACATGTTGGATGATATATACCTATATATCCTTCTCCTTTTTCTAGAGAAACGTTTATTTTGTTTGATGTCAATTCTTCCAAACTATAGCAAAGCGTTTGTAAGAGTGTGGAAATTGCAGAACATACAATATCTTCACCACATATGTTGTAATTTGCATGACCAACACATTTAACTGCTATATGTTCTTTAGAGATTCCAACTGTAATTTTAATCATATAAATTCCTCTTTTAGAAAATAAAAAAGCAATCATACTCGATTGCCATATTTCTTCTTATTTCGTTCTAATGATTTGGTTTTGGATTTAGGTGGCGGTACGTAACAGTCATATTTTTCATTACGAATACGCCCACAAATCATACACATGTACTGAATTTTCTTAACAATAACACGCCTTTTCTTATCAAAATATTGAACAGTACGATATTCAAATTTTTGATAATGCGGTCTTAACCCTTCAGCCATAGACACCCTCCTTTCTTGAAAAGTTAATAAAATAAAAGCAAGTTATAAAAACTTGCCTATTAAATACATTTTGTTGTTTTAAATGCTGCTTCCAATTTTGGAAAAATAGTTGCTATATAATTCACAACATCTTCATTATGAAATTGATACCCAAATTCAATTCCTGCTTCATACATAAAAGCATGAATTAATTCATGCCTTAATGATGCATTGATCATAACATCATCCTTATGCAAAAATATCTTTTTTTCTATGTAATCAACATATGCATCAGCATTATTTTTAAGCATGCATGAATCTTTTTCATCCAGCTTTTCAATTTCATAAGTTGTTCCTAAAATATTAACTTCCATGCCTACTCCTTAATTTTGAAAAAATAAAAACCGACTATTTGTCGGCTTACATCCAAGGTCTATTCCAAAAAGAAGGCCTTATTTTTTTGTCTTGTTCTTCATCAAGAATTGCTACTATGTCTTCCTCTGTATAATAAGGAGCAGCTTTTTTAAATTCTTCAATATGCTTTATAAATTCTTCTTTGCTTCCTATAACTTTAATATGAAATTGGTATTTATCGTAATCAATCATTTATCTTTACCTCCACTATTAAAGTGTATTTATCTTTTTCTTTTTTTACTTCACATATATTGTAGCACACACCTCTTTTAAACAAAACCTCATCTTGATTTTTATAACTTTCTTTTGCTAATGGTTCAATATACAATGCGCCTTTATAACCTTTTGGAATTTTCATAACAAGATTTACATCTCTTAATTTATAATCAAAGTTTTTAAATGATGTAGACAAATATCCTTTCTCTGTTTTCGTAGTACCTTTTAAACTAAACATGTCATTATCAGAAACATTTCTTTTATTTAGTAGAACTTTACTATCTATTTTTCGATATAAAATTAAATCATCTGGAATCTTTCCTTTACTTAGTGCATGATCTAACATTGCTATTTCCTTTTTGAATTTTCTTTCACGTCCAGTATTTAAAGCAAAATTAATTTGCATAGCAAGATTGCCAGTATATCTTGTAAGAATTTCTTTTTCACTTTTAGATAAAGATGCAATTTGTTTTTTTAAATCATTTTTTACATCTGAAATCTTTTTATATTCATCAAATCTTAAACTGTGTTCTCCATTTGCTAATCCATCTAACCATTTCTCATATACTTTTCTATCTGAATAAGGTGCTGTTGCACAATGGCAATTCGGATGTAAAGGTGGAGCATTGTCTCCAACGTTCATTCGATTCAAAAGAAAAACCTTGCCATCCAATGATCTGCACGTATCACACGCATCACCAATCCCACATGTTATATATTCATATTCATCAAATCCATTTGCTTCGTATGATTTTTGTTGTGCGGCAATTTGAACTCTAGCAAGTTCAGTCCTCATTAATCGTTGCGCATCACTAATTTTAACATTGAAACGTTTTCGTAATAGTCTGGCTAACTCATTAGGATTTTTTCCTTGGATAAGTCCTGATGCTAGCAAACTCTCAAGATCATGTTTAAGCAAATCTTGATGCATCCATATTCTATCGCTATATGTTGCATTATGAAAAGATGCATTGACAATAGAGTGAGCAGTATCAGCGTTATCTAAAATTGTTGATCCTAAAATGCCTGCCTGTCTTTGAATTTCATCAAGTGTTCTATTTTCAAGAAGATTATCCATATATTTTTCTAATTCATCATGGCCACTTACTAAAGCCAAACCAATATTGGCTTTTAACAACTCAAGTCTGTTGACTTTCATTGTTAAGTTGTAAAGCTTCATTTCATCATTTGCTTGTTGTGAAAAGTTTTTTTCTTCTACATACTGTTTAGCTTTTCTTGAATAAACTTCCATATCCAAATTAGAAGCTCTTTTTTTAGCTTCAGCCATTGTGATACCAGTATCCTTTGCATATTTAGCATAGAAGTTATTGATTTCAGATTGTACTTCATCCATCATTCTTTGATAGATTTCTTTAATCTTCTTATCATATTCTTTTTCATCTTTGATATTCTTCAAGCGTTGTTTTTCTTCTCTTAAACGCCAATATTCGGCACTATTCATCTATTGATTAAACATCCTTTTATCAACAATAGATTCTTTAGAAGCTTCATCTTCTAGCTTGATTTTTTCTTTTTCTTCTTGAACATCTTCAACGATTGAAAGAGAAGATAATTGAGTATCTTTAGAAACAACTCCTTCTAAGTTTTGAGCAATTTGAGTTTCTTCAAGTACATTTGCTGGATAGTTTTGACTGAACTTATAAGTAATGTCAACCCATTTATCTTCATGAATTGTGTTGATTGGATTACTAAAAATCAACTTGTACCTTCTATCTAGGGCACCTGTGAATTTTCTTTCTTTCGTCTTGGCCAAGTTTGACATAGAAAGCAACTTATATTTAAGAGCAATTCCCGAACTTGTACCAAAGTTTTCATCATTGATGTTTGGTGTCATAGACATCTGAAAAATCAATCTTTCAAGACGATTGATAAGATTTTCCTGTGAGCCATCCGCATTTGGTTTTTCAAGGAATCCTACATCAACCGTATTTGATTCTTCATCAAAATTAATGATCCTGTTATTTCTAATATGAATAATTCCGTCTTTATCAACTTTTGCACCAATGATTTTTAGATAAGCATCAGCAAAATAATCAACATCATTTGCCTTTTCACTTATTGCTTTGTTGTAGGCATTGATCATTGACCACGTACTTTCAAAAGCACTCATTCGTTCAGCGTTTTCAACATATTCAGTAACAGGAACACCATCAAATCCGTGAAGTGAACCTTCGTCAACAAAATGCATACCACTTTTATTGCTAAATTCATAAACATAAGAATCGTTACTCAGATAGCCATGCATTGTTCCGTTTGAATCATAATAATATGTGACAAAGTATCTTGGCTCTGGAACAACAGAATCATCATATACGATAAATCCCTTGGTCGGCTCAATGTACTTAATACCTACTTTTGCTTCTTCATTGATAAAATACATTTCATAACACTTACCATAAATGCTACAGTTTTTTGAAATTTCAGCATTGTTATCATCCTGATGGTTTCTCTTATCCAATTCATTAATGTAAATAGCAACCTCTTCATCCGTTGATGATACTTTAATTGGGATACCAATAAAAAATCCGTTAAACGTATCAACTATGTATTTAGCAAAGTTTACGATTATACGGTTATCTGGTTTGTATTGTGGTTTATCCTGGTACGACATAATTGGATAGACGCCTTCATATCCATCCTTTAATTTCTTATATCTTGATTTATTCAATTGCTGATGTTTAGCGATATATTTATTCAAATGTTTAATGCCCATTGTTTCATCATCAGAAATGGTAAAAATTTCATCTTTTGCAATTACCTCTAATGTCTTCATTAAATACCTCCTTCCAGATCCGTGTTCAATCCTGAACCTTTTAAAATTGTATAGATAAAATACCTGATAGCATCCATTGCATGGTCATTTTGTTTGATAGGTGCATCTTCTCCTCTGGCACTTGCTTTAGGATCCCATGCATAAACAGAAAATTCCTTAATTGTATTCTTACATTTACTAAAAAACTTAATTTTGCATTGATTGAGCATTGTGCTTACCAATCTAATACCATTTGATACATCGTTCTTAGCTTTTTTAACTCTAAACCCTCTTTTCTTTAATTCAGCAATAAATGATGCTGCAGAGGGATCTACGACAATTTGAAATATTTCTTTTCCATCAAGAAATTCAACCAAATCATCCGCATATTCACTATCAGTTTTTTGAACTTTCCTGTCACGTCCTGAATAGTAGTATTCATTAACGCAGTACCAAATGCCATCAGTTCCTTTATTCCAAAGCAAAAAGACCATGGCGTTTTGAGTACCATAGTCACAACTGACATATCTATAGTTTTTGTTATCAATCAAACAATCACAATCATCAACAATATGCTTTTCTTTATTGAACATATCGTAAATGATACCTTCAGCAACAGTCCAAAGACCTTTGATGTACCTGTCATAGAAAACACCACTCCATTGACTTTTATATCTTTGCTTGATTTTCTCACTTAAAGAAAGATTGTCATCCATTGTAAAATGCAAATAAATGATGTTCTTTTCTTTTGCTTTATCAATCCAATTAACTTTAAACCAATGAAATGGTCCGTCAGGGTTGCAGTTGAACCACCACTTCGAACCTTCAACCGAACAACGAGCAGTTGCTTGGTTAACAAATGATTCTGGCATCAAAGCCACTTCATCAAAGAAACAACCAGCCAACGTAATACCTTGTATCAAATCTTGAGAGCTTTCATCCTTACCGCCAAACACGTAAAAATAATTGGTTATTCCATTTTTGCTGATTTCAACCATGTTATCAGCTCGATGATCTTTCAATTTATAACCTCTTGACCATAGCATCAGTTTTAAAATATTCAAAACGTTACGCCTAAATGAACCAATCGTCTTACCACACATTCCAAAGTTGCATTCAGTAAAATTAGACATAGCCCATATCATATAAGAAAGAGACATTGAAACTGTCTTTCCTGATCTAATTGAACCATCTGCTATAATTCCATCTTTATCTTTTACTGGTGAATTATCAATCCACCAATTTAAAACCTTTCGTTGTTTCTTGCTAAAGGGTTTGAATTTGAATACAGCTCTACTCTTCTTCATCTTCCCAATCCTCTTTAGCACTGGCGTTTAATGCATCTAAGAAACCATCATTTCCAATATTGTTTTGTTCATTTTTATCTTTCAAGTGTTCATCCAACCATTCAAGTGCTTTTAGTGAATCTGACATTTTCACTGCTTTCCCATCCATCTCGCTTTCATCCAAGAATGCAATTTCAATATATCTTTGGACTATATCATTTGGATCAAGAAGAATCTCCTGATACATTAATTCTTTCAATCGTTGTATCTCTTTTTGTATTTTAGGTTCTTTTCTTAAATCACAAGCTTTTACCATAGCTGTAGAATACTTAGCACCATATGCTAGTTGGTATGCCTTCGTAGCGTTATGATACTTCATAAAGTAAACACAAAAGAGCTGTTGTCTTTCGTTCAGCTCTTCATTTTCAACTATCTCCTTTGCTATCTTTTTAGCGACCTTTTTGGTTGCAACCTTTGGTTTTTTTGGTTGCAACTTTTTATCCTTCCAGTAGCGACTTTTCCATGACTTGACAGCACTAACTGACACACCATATTTAGCAGCTATATCTTTGTATTTCATCCCATCCAAATAATCCTGGTATGCTAACTCGTATTTCTCTTTCAAGCCATATCACCACCTCCAAAAATGATTTATATGTATAATAAAAGCGTTTGAGCTTCTTATTCTAAATAATTACGAAAAAGCCCTATAGAATAGAGCTTTTAACAAAGATTTACCATTTAGAACGAAATGTTGTGTGGTTAAAAAAGTTCTTTTTCTTTTCTCTTAAAACCACAATAGCATAATAACATGGAAATTAGGGTTCATACTAGGTCCAAATTGGGTCCAATTAGGGCTCACTTTGGGTTCATTTTGGGTCCAAACTAGGTCCAAACTAGGTCCAAATTGGGTCCACTTTTAATAAAAAGTTATCATTTGTGATAAAAATAAAAAGAATGAACATAATTATTCACCCTTGATATTGTTAAAAAAACGGTTATTCAATTCTTCTAAAGATGGCTCGTTATTGAAATTAATATACTTGGACAATTCTAAACACGCCTTTGGGAATTCTCTTTTGTAAGTTGAAACACTTATGCAATAAGATTCATCAAGCGTTCTAATCATTTCAGAATACCCTCTTGAACACACATACGTTCTAATGATGTTTCTATGCCCTGCATTAAGCAAATATAACAATGGCATAAATCTATCCAGTTCTTGATTAAACAACGTCACGCGCTTTATTAGAAGATCTCTACGTAACATATTAGAAGTAATTTGTTCTCCTTTAGGTTTTGAAAAACCTCCTGGCATTTCATCACTGTATTTTATAGATTGAGGACTTGGGATGTCCTCTATTTCAAAAGTCAAAGAAAACTTTTCTAGATTGATTTTTCTCAGCTCTTTTAGATAATCCTTAACTTCTTTGATTGTTTCTTTTTCTTCTTCTGTAAAATTCATCCCTTATCCTCCTAAATAATTATTAATTTTTATGATCTTGATAAATAGCATAAGCAATTATCCCTGCCAACTCGACAAGAATAGTTGCTACAACTCCACACCAGAATAGATTAATGTACATTGTCTATCGCTCCTCTTTCTTTTTGATATGGTGTTTTTCTTCATACCATTCAATATCATCTTCAACACGCTTTAATAAATTCTTTTCTCTTACTAGATCCTTTTTACTTGCGTTTGGCCTAGTAATGTAATACTGTAGCGCATGTTTGATTGTTTGCATTCTTCTGTATTGATTACCCATTTTTATATCTCCAAATTCCCATTAAGCAATTCAGGTAACAATGCGTCCCTTAACTCTGCTAAATAGCTATTTTCTTCATTGTTTAAATAATAAATATGCTGTTTCCACATTTGAAAAATCATCATCAAGATACTCGATACACTATCCTTACTTTTGTTTTCAAACTTAATCTCATTTTTATTCTTAGATGTTTGAAAGTAATCTTCTTTTATAATTTTCTCGTCAGCTATTTTTTTCAACAATGTATTCAGCTCTTCAAAATCAGCTTTTTTATATAAAGACAAATCAAAACCTATTTTTTTAGCTAAACTCTCATTTATGGTTAATTTGCAAGCGTTTTTTTCTAAAATAACCCTGTTCAAATCCTTTACGATATCAGAGTATGCTCTATGTGATTGCTCACGTGAAAAATCAATTTCTTTATATATTACTGGAGAAAGATTATATTTTTTCTCTCTTATATCTTCGATAGTAACAACTTGGCATATATTACTTTCTTTTCTTGTTTTGATACAATCAACAACTTGATTAATAACATCATCTGTTAATATATTAATTTTTTTCTTATATGTCCTATTTGTATGTGCCTTATTTCCAAATTGCCCTTTTTGTTCTCTAATTTCTACTTCATGTCTTTTACTCAAATCAATCATTAATACTGATTGATCCATCTTATTTTTATTAAGAACCATTATACATGTAGGTATTTTTGTATTTTCAAACATGTTATCCGGACAACGAATAATACTGTCTATCAAATTATTTTCACAAAAATATTTAACTATTTCTTGTTCCTGGTTATTTGAACTTTGTAAAACAGATAGCGGTAAAAGAAAAACACATTTATCGCTTTCATTTAGTGCTGTTAATACAAAAGCAAAATTAGCATTTGATTGTGGAGGAACTCCAGCGTTAACGAATCTATCTTGCATGTTTGCTAATACTGGAACATTCCACTTTAGATTGTATGGTGGGTTAGATATAGTAACTGTCATAGTATCACCCCGCACTTACTGTATTTATTTTGCGATTCCAATTTATATACATGAAATATTTTTTGACTTAAAACATCAATATGATAAATATACGCATTTATATTTCTTACTGCTAAATTAAACAATAAATAAGAAATAACGCTTTCATCTAGTTCGTATAATTTAAAATTACAATTCTTGTTTTGATTCCATTTTTGAATGGTTAATGCACCGCTCCCTGCACACATATCAATAACTTCATTATCATCTGCTATTTTAGCCATTAATTTTGCAAGACTTTTAGGCGTATAATCTTGCTTTTTTTCAACTCTATCAGCTTCGTAATATTCAAATATTTTTTGTAACCAATCTGTGGATAAATCGTTATCAACCACTTTACAAAATAAATCATATTTATTGTAATCATTTGAAATAACACATTCTTGGATTTTTTCTTTTAAATCCTTTAAATTTTCAATGTTAAATATTTGTTTTACTTTATCACACAGCTCTGTTAGTTCTAATGTTGAATCATGCATTATTAATCCCTCCCTACATTTGGAATAGTAATTGGATAAAATCTGTTTTCTTCAAAATTACACCATTCACAATTTGATTCTCTATTGCTCATTGGATATCTAATAATCATCATTGGATTATCAACAGTTAATTCTTCGATATAAATACAACATTTATTTTTTACATCATATACCCACATTTCTTCTTTTAAATCCTTAAACTCAAGAGGTTGAGGAGTGAAATGCTCCTCAATTAACTTTTTCAATCCATTGTAATCTTCATTTATTTCATTAATACCATTAGGACCAATGTTAGCTCTATGAGCATATCCAGCGATATCATCCAATAAACTCATACATCTTTCTTTAGTCAACATTTTTCATCACCCACTCTTTCATTAATTCAACTCTTTTTTCTTTGTTGCAAAGTCCACATTTTTGATTGCAAATATGATTTTTTATCATTAAGTAATTACAATCTTTTACCTCTTCTTCCCAATCGTTACAAGCTTTATCTAGTGCTCTATTTAACTTATTAAATCTTCTTTTCAACTTCTTGTTTTTTCTCATTAAACGTTTAGCTTTTATTTGAGATTTATGTAACGCTTCAAATAATTCTTGATTAGTCATCATCAATCACCTCACAATTGTTTAGAACATCTTTGATAACATAATATTTTTGACTTTCCCATTTCACAAATTGAAATAATTTATTTGTAAAGTTACTTAAATAATCAGAATGTCCTATCGAAGTCCATGTATGGTTGTCACCTGAAATACGAGGTACACTATCATACAAATTTAAAAGACCACTTTCGTCTCTGCAAATATATTTTGCTCCTTGTTTTTGAACAAATTTAAGCATTTCATAATCTAAACGAGTCATTTTGAATGTTTCTAAAGGTTCTAATTCGTCTAATTCATATCTCCATGTGTAATCATTACCTTCAATCATACATTGTATTACATTCCTTTTACTCATAATATCTATGTTGTTCTCGCATAAATCTCTAGCACGAACATCTACTTCATGTTCACAACTACGAAGTTTACCATTAATAATCATACCTTCATGGTCGAAACTGTATCTAGGACTTTTTAACTTAAATTTTTTCATTTTCAATTACCTCACAATTTTTTAAGATGTCTTGAATTAAAGTAGACTCTTCATCTTCCCATTTAATAAACTTGAAACATTCATCAAAGTAAATCCCTTTAATATTTTCGGTTGTCCACCATTGGCATGGTATTTTACGTGGTTTTGTATCATAAGCAAATAGTGCTTTGTTATTATCTCTAGCAATGTATAGATAACCATGTTCAATATAATATTTTAATAATTCATATTCTAAACGAGATAGTTTAATAGGTTCTTTGTATTCTTGACATAGCCATTCAGTTCTAGTAATGTCGCATGTTCTACCTTGTTCATCATATCCGAACTTACATTCCTGACATTTCATTTCATCAGCACATGAACCGCAACCTACAATTTTGTTATTCTTTTCTAAAATTCTAAAGTCATAACCGACATTGCTAATTTCTTCTTTATACTTCATTGCATTAATCATCTCCAACCCTCCTATCAAGCGCTTGACCGCATTTAGGACAATATTTGCCAATAGACATTATCACCTGCATGCCACATTCGGGACAGCGTAGCATACTGTCTACTTCTAAAACTTGTTGTGGTGTTTCTTTATCAACTAATTCTTTCAAGAGTCTAACGTGTTTCCTTGATTCCAATTTTTTGATAGTTCTACATTCTTCTTCTAGAAAATCTAAAGCTTCTTGATATTTATTCATTTATTTCACCCCTATCATTTTTTCACTTCATAAACACTAGCCAATGTGTTTTTGAGCGTTTGTTCCCAAAAAGCGGTTTGTAATTAATACAATTTAAGATTTCTTTCAATTTAATTTGTTCTTCATTCCACTTAAATATCAGAGTACCATTCGGCTTTAAAACCCTCATGCATTCATCAAATCCTTGTTTGATATCTTGTGGCCAAGCGCTTGATAATTTTCCATATTTTTTGGCCAACCATGAGTTGTCTCCTGCTTTAACTAGATGCGGTGGGTCGAATACAACCATGTTAAAACTTTCATCTTTAAATGGGATATTTCTAAAATCACCGATTACATCAGGTTTTATAGAGATATGTCTACCGTCGCATAGAGTATCTTCTAATTCTCTAATGTCCATATAAACAGTATCTTTATTGGTTTTATCAAACCAAAACATTCTTGAACCACAGCATACATCAAGTATTCTTTTATTCATCTAACCACCCCAATTCTTTAACTTGTTCCTTGATTTTCATAATTCCTTAACCTTTCTTAACGATATCTTTCATGTCATTCTTGTAATAACATCCCTTGCAAACTGCATATCCAAAACCCGTTTTATTTTGAATAATTCTCGATGTATAAGTAATTCCATAAATGACTTTCTTACCACATTCGCAACAAGCAATTTTCTTGTTCATATCATCCTCGTAATATGTAGCTCCATCAGGCAATGCATAATCCTCATATTGGCCAGTTTCCAAATCGTACTTTCTAGCAAAAGCATGATCCATTGCAGTATTTAATAAATCAAAAAACTTAATAGCATCTTCATGCGTCATATTCTTGTAGTTTACATCAATAACAACAACACCATGTTCCTTACATAATTTTGACCATTCTTTACCTGTCATTGATATCACGTCCTCTTACTGGTTTATTACGCATAAAATCATCAAAATCCATATTACAATAGGAACATATTTCTGCTTTCTTTGTTACAAGTCCCATGCCACCATCATTTTTAAAACCATACGCTTGATATGAGATTTTATAATTTGTAACCTCTTTAGTTTTGAAAATTCTCTTGCATCTATCACATTGAACAATTCCTCTGTCTATTCTCATTATTTGCTTCCTCTCTTCTTTTCTTAACAATCATTGAAAGTCTTTTATTCCTTTCTTGAATCCTTTGATTTTGCATTCTCAAACGATAATTTTCATTTTCCAGATACGCAATTTTTTTCTTGAGGGGCAAATAATTATCTTCGCCCCATTCCAAAAGTAATTTTCTTAATTCATTACACTTTGACATCAGTTTATATATGCCCCTGAAAGCTTATTTTTCTTTGCCCATTTATTAACAAAAGCAACAACACTATCAGTAGGCCTACAATTATTTTTGCCTCTTAATTGAATAACTTCGTTTCGTCTTAATTCCAATGTGTAGTAAGGATGATTTACATTTTCACGTTTTCTAATCAAAAAGATACTTGTATCTCCTGCTGCATACTTATCGATGTAAGTACGTACGCAATGACTTAGTTCCTTACTTTCATTTATTAGATCCAATGGACTATTGGCAGGTGTAATAATAAATTCATTATCACCAAAACGATATTTATAAAGTTCCTTGATAACACGATTCTTTATCTGCTCTTGTTTTTCCATTGAATCAATGACTTGAATTTTTTTCTCTAATTTATCATGTGATTCTCTTAAATTTTGTGGATATAGTATCTTAGATGTTTTAGGCAATCCAAGCTTTTCTACAAACCTAAGATAATCAAGATAAAAATAAATATTAAAATTATTATCCATCATGTATTTGAGGCTTTTTTTATTGATTTCCATGTTGTTTCTGCTCATTCTTAAATAGCCAATGAATTTATCATACGTATCCAAGTTATATTTAAATATATCTTCTTTGCATTCACGATAATAAGCAATACTGCCACAAGCCTGTAAGTATTTGAGTTCATTTTTACTTTCTAATCCTAATATTGCCAAGCCTTTTTTTGACCATCTGAAATAGTTCATTCCCGTAGTGAGAGCCCATGTTAGATTAAGTTTTGCAAACATTTCGATTTGAGGATGTTTTTCATATAGTTCAAGCCATTCAAAAATTCTATATTCTTGCCATTTACTGTAAGAAAAAGCACAGTACCTATGTTTGGATTCTTCACATTCTTTCGATACTACATGCTTTGCATATTCTTCGTTTTCAATATAAGTGCCATAGTAATACGAACCACGATAGCATTCTCCTAAAATATCAAGGGTAGTATGTTTCGTTACATTCCATTTAGACTCTTCTTGAAATCTTGATTCAGTGTAAAACATGTAATTGATCAAGCACTTGATTCCATAATTTCCTTGATAAACATATCTGGATAACTTATTTCGACACCCACCAAGGTATCTTTGTACTTCAACAATTCTTTTTTGTTTTTTCTTATCTAGCCATCCTTGCCAAACGAAGTAAACTCTAGCAATCAATCTTCCATTCCAAAGTTCGTACCGAGTTACAAAATCAGTTACAACTCCATGAAATTTTTTCTTGTATTTCCATATGTCATCATTGCCATCTTCTGAAATAAAATATTCATTTGCTAAATAGTTAGAATGATCTTCCAAATTTGCTGTTTTAAGTTCTTCCAGCAAAGAATCCAAGTTATTTTGGGTCGTCTTCGTCATAGTAATGCACCGCCCATCCATAAACTACTTCATCTTCAATACAAGCTGTATTTCCTGTGGCTTGTTTTCTAGCATTAGATTCCACAAATTGCCACATATCTGTAATTGATTTTTTAGGATTTCTCATTTTTTCATCCATCCCTGGTACGGACATCAAATATTTAAATATTCTATCAATTGGTGTTTTTAGATTATCTGGAACAGTAGCAATTTGTTCTTCAAGTGTTTTAGGTTTTTTTGTTTCTTTTGCGGATTTCTTTTTACCTGCAGGCTTTTCCTCTGTTTTAGGCTTTTCAGTTTCAGTTGCTTGAACCGTTGCTTGTTTTTGTTCTTCAGTCGCCTGTTTTTTAGCTTCTACAACTGGAGCAGGTTGTTGATCAGCAACTTGTTCAACTTCTTTTTTTACTTTTTTGACCTTTTCAGGTTCTTTTTTTTCATCATCCAATAATGACCGTAAATCCATAATTTTAAATCCTCCTGTTATTTTGGCTTTTGATTATTTAATTTGGTTTTCTTTCTCCAATTTCTTCAATACACACTTTTAAACATTCATTTTCAGCATATTCTCTCATGATAACTAATTGACATACTTGAATGTCATCATAGTAAGCAACATCGTTTAACGCATCTAAAACTACTTTGATGATGTTGTCGATATCGGGCTTAACGGTACATAGAAACGTTTTATCTAAAAGCCAATTCTTTAATTTTTTAGTGGTTGATTTTGGAACTTCTCTGTATGCAAATATCTTCACTCTTAGAGCCTTGTTACTTTTGTAACTTGTAGTTTTTCGATAATACATTGCTATTTTTTGTTCATAATCTCTTGTTTTCTTAGGTGTATAAGCTCTTACAAATCTTCCTTGTGTTGTAAACCTTGGCCGACCTTTTCCAACGATTGCTCCTGGTACAGTGAACCAAAACTTCTTGTAGTCCGCTTGTATTCCAAGATTAAGCTCGCATTGGGTCGAATTCATCCTCAACACCTCTTGTTTCTTCAATGATTGTTTCATTCATCAATGAGTCAAGTTCCTGTTCTTCCCGATAAGTTTCTTCAGGTTCTTCAACATCCATATTTTCAAATGAATCATATTCTGCAGGTTGTTGAACAAACTCCATTTCCTGTTGATCATACGCATTGTGTTTAGGATCATCTTTGATATTGAAGTAAACTGTCATAGCAATTGTTGTTTGGCCACCATTAAGTTCAATTTGGTCATAAGCCGCCAAGTAGCATTGGTTCCAATCACCAGCCAGGGTAGTAAATTCACTATCACGTTCTTCATCCAGTAAGTAGATATCAGGAGATCCTATCCTGTCTAAAATCTTGTTATCGTCTTCCGAAATCCAACGATTTGTTACTTCAACGATTTTTGGTATTTTGTATGGATCACCTTTTTCAACGGAAAATACTTTTCTTGAAAGATATCCTGCATTCTTAAAGAAATTTCTAACTGCAATCAGATAGGACTCTTGACAATTGAAATGTTCAGCTTTAGAAAGCATCATATCTCCGTTTGGCAATTCCGATAATTCATAAGGGATTTTTCCAAATTCTCTTAATTCATCATCTAAGAGAAGATTGCTTTGAAAGTCATAAACTGCAGCATAGTTGTTGCATACTAAATATAACTTCTCATCATCACCATAAAATACTGGTGGATATGCACTGTTTTTCTTGATGATTTCTTTCGCAATTGAAAGAAATCTATGAAAAAACGGTTCTTCGTTCTTTTTTATTAGCATTTTGGTTTCTCCTTTTTGTTTAACTTCTTGTTTTTATAGCAAAATCTTCATTCTAACGAATGTTTTAAGATAATTGGTAAAGTTAATCATCTTTATAGCAAACACTCACTAGAAATGAAAATTTTAAGTTTTTTATTTTCAGTTAGAACTGAATATCATCTTCCATGATGTTGTAAGATGGTTGTTCGTTCATAAAATTATCTTGTTGTTGGTTTTGAACAGGTTGTTGATAACTGTTTACTGGTGCCTGTGCTTGTTGATGATATTGTTGTTCTTCATATTTGTCTCTAGGTTTTGTTTCTAGAAACTGAACTGAATCACAAACAACTTCAGTAACATAAACACGTTGACCTTGTGCATTGTCATAAG